AAATCAAAAATAAAAAACTAATGTTATGGAAAATAATAAAACCAACAACTCAAATCCAACACCATCTAATCAAAAAGGTTTAGATAAAGCATTGGATGGATATTTAAACACTGAAAATCAAGACCCAAATATGGATTGTACTTCTGGTGTTTGTGTTATTAAAGGTGATAAAAGCCTTATTGAAAGAATCAACAAAAAAATAATTACCGAAGATGGTAGACAATTATTATTCTAATAATAAATGAGAAAGAAAGTAACATTAAACCCAGAATTATTAAAAGAAGAACTTAAAAAATTTAAGTTGATTTCTGAATATAAATTTTTAGCAAATGACCCTTATAACGATAAAGATGTTTTATTAGGTAATGAAGGTCAATTAGAAGAAGAAGAAGGTGATGACGCTGCTACTGATGATTTAGCTGCTGAATTAGGTGTTGAAGCACCAGAAGGTAATGCACAAGTATCTCCAGATGAAGAACCAGTAGATGGTGCTGAAGTACCAGCTGAAGAACCAATGGAAGAACCAATGGAAGAACCAATGGAAGAACCAGTAGAGGAACCATTAGAAGATACATCTGATGATGTTGAAATTGATGTTACTTCTTTGGTACAAGGTTCAGAGGATGCTAAGATGGCTGCTGATAAAGCAACACAAAACACTGAATTACTTTTACAAAAATTAACTGATTTAGAATCACGTATTTCTAGTATGGATGCTGTTAGTGCTAAAATTTCTGAATTAGAAAAAGAAATAGTCAAAAGAAATCCAACTCCATTTGAAAAATTAAATGTACAAGTTGATAGGTCATTCCCTTATTCTCAAAGATTAGAAGATTATTGGGCTGACAAAGGAGATTATATTGATAAAGATGAAAAACCAGATGAGTATACATTAACCCAAGATGAAATCGACACTACATATAGTGAACCAGACATCAAAAAAAGTTTTGGTGTTACACCAGATGATGAAAACGAATTTGATGAAGAAGATATTTAAAATACTTTAAAAAAAGCCTCAGAAATGGGGCTTTTTTATTTTTAAAACTTTTTTTATTTTTTATTTGCATTATGTTAAAAGTTGTCGTAGATTTGTATAAAGTTATTATAAAAATACTTTAATATTTTTTAAAAAATCGCTTGACTTTTTCATAAAATATCGTATATTTGTAGTAAGAAAAAATGTGTAAGTAATAACAATAAATAAAAAAAAAAAGAAAGATGAGTAATGAAAAAAGTGCATTGGAAGCAATGCTAGCACAGTACGAGAAGAACAACGCTCCTAAGTACGAAAAAAAATCAGAAAAAGTTTATGATTTAAAAAACTATTTTAATACGTTCATTAAAGACGGAATTAATTCAGCAACTAAAGAGATTAGAATCTTACCTTCACAAGATGGTTCACCATTTGTTGAGGTTCATGGACACAAAGTTCAAATTGAAGGTGAATGGAAAACATTTGCATGTTTGAAACACCAAAAAGGAGAGGCATGTCCTTTCTGTGAGGCTCGTGAAGAGTTATTAGCAACTGGTAAAGAATCAGACAAAGAATTAGCTAAAAAATATAACGCTCGTAAAATGTATGTTGTTAAAGTTATCGACAGAGAAAATGAAGAGTGGGGTGTTAAATTCTGGAGATTCAACCATGATTACAGAAAAGAAGGTATCTTTGATAAAATCCACGGTTTGTTAACAGCTTTGAAAACAAACAAAGATATTACAAATGTAACAACTGGTCGTGATTTGGCTATTTCTATTCAAAGAAACCAAAACAAAATTCCAGTTGTGACTTCTATCGCTGCACAAGATGCTACACCATTATCTGAAGATGCTGAACAAGCTGAAAAATGGTTAAACGATGCTAGAACATGGGAAGACGTTTATTCAGTAAGAACTTATGATTATCTAGAGATAATCGTTAAAGGTGGTGTTCCAGTATGGGATAAAGACGAGAAAAAATTCGTTGATAAAGAAGCATTGAAAGCTGATTCTAGTTCTACACAAGAAGAAGAAATAACAATGGGGATTGATAACGTTAAAGCTAATTTACAAGCTGCGACTGTTGTAGAACCAAAAGATACTGAAACTTCTGTTACTACAGAAGATGAAGAAGATGATTTACCATTCTAATCTAATCAAAACTAAACAAAAAGCACTGAGAAATTGGTGCTTTTTTGTTCTAAAATAACGAAAAAATAAAATCTATTTAAGATGGCTACAAAACCACAAAAAAAACCGATTGAAAAAAAATCATTTGATAACAAAAGTTTTAAAAAAAGCCTAGGTTTAGGTGAGCAAACAGTAAAAGAAAAAGAATTAACATGGATTCCATTTAAAAAAGCTTTTCATGATGCAGTAGGGTTACCAGGTGTACCACGTGGTTATACAACACAATTCAGAGGGTTCTCAGATGTTGGTAAATCAACTGGTATTTATGAATCTTTAGCTGGAGCACAAAAATTAGGTGATTACTGTATCATCATAGATACCGAAGGAAGTTTTAACTGGGAACATGCAAAGTTAGTTGGTTTTAAATTTGAAGAAGTTGTTGATGAGCAAACTGGTGAAATCATAGATTATGATGGTGATGATTTTATGTATTTTGGTGGTAGTGATTTATTAGCTATGTATCAAAATTTTGATTACAAAGATGCTAAAATGAAAACAACACCTCAAAGATACATTCCAGTTGTTGAAGATATTGCACGTTTAATGAATGAAATATTAGATAAACAAGAAAGAGGTGAGTTTCCACATAACATTACATTCCTTTGGGATTCTATTGGTTCTATCGGTTGTTACCAAGGTGCTGTTTCAAATACAAACAATAACCAATGGACTGCTGGTGCTTTAAAAAGAGAATTTGAATCAATATTGAACTTCAGAATTCCAGCTTCTAGAAGAGAAAATGCTCCATATATCAACACATTCGTTGCTGTACAAAAAATTTGGTTAAGACCAAATGCTGTGGGACAACCAACAATCATGCACAATGGTGGTGAAGGGTTTAAATACGGTGTTAGAATGATTTTCCACATGGGTGGTAAGTCAACATCATCAGCTAAAAAATTAGATGCTGTAAATGGTGGTAGAAGTTTTAATTTCGGTGTAAGAACTGATATTGAATGTGTTAAAAATCACGTGAATGGTATTGAAAGAATGGGTTCTATTTGTTCTACACCACATGGTTTTATTAACCCAGAAGAAAAAAACGCATATGTTAAAGCAAACAATGTTTTCATTAATGATAAACTAGGAACTAGTTTTTCTGACTTTGAAGTCATTGAAGAAGATTTTAAATCTGATGCTTACGAAAAAGAGTAATAACCCTTTAAACGTTCTAATATGAACAAAAGACCACCAAGAAGCGGTGAAACAGTAGAAAGAATACAAAATACATTATTGGTAGACGGAAATGCCCTATTTAAAACGGGCTTTTTCGGTGCTAAAAACCAATATAATCAAAATGGTCACCATATCGGTGGCATTTATCAATTCCTTACAACACTAAGAATGTTACTAACTGAAGAATTATACCATAAAGTATATGTTTTTTGGGATGGTAACTTTAGTGGTAAAATGAGGTATGAAATCTATGAACCATATAAAAGTGGTAGAGGTAAAGATTTTATAAATGGTACCCAACCAATTGATGAATCAGAATTATTTCAGCGTGAGCTAGTTTGGGAATACTTAAATGAAATGTATATTAGACAACTAAGACATGAAATTATCGAAGGTGATGATTTCATTGGTTATTACTGTTTAACTAAAAAGGAAAATGAGAAAATAACTATTTGTACAAACGATAGAGATATGGCTCAATTGATTGATGATGACGTAAGAATATACTTTTGTGATAAATCAATCAAGAATTATGTTGACAAATCAAACTTTTTATCGTACTTTTGCTATAGTTACGAAAACGCTGCATTGGTTAAAACAATCATTGGTGATGATTCAGATTCAATCAAAGGAATCAAAGGATTGAAAGAAAAGACGTTAACAAATCTTTTCCCAAATTTAAGAGAAAGAAAATTAACTTTAAACGAGATAATAGATGATGCTAAAAAGCAACAAGAAACCAGATTAAGTAGTAAGAAAAAACCTCTAAAGGTGTTAGACAACATTATCAATTCAGTAACAGATGGTGTTCAAGGAACTAGAATTTATGAAATAAATGAACTACTAGTAAACCTTAAACGACCAATGTTAACGGAAGATGGAATTAGAGAGTTAGAAGATTTGATTGATGGCACCCTAGACTCATCGGGGCGAGACCTAAAGAATGTTCTTATGTATATGGAAAGAGATGGGTTAGATAAATCGATAGGTGAATTTAGATATCCAGAATATTTAATTCCCTTCAAAAAACTTATAGAAAGAGAAAAATTAATTTTTTAACATTTAAAAACTAAAAAAATGAGTACAGAAACAGAAAAAACTGCTTATCCAGCGAAAAAAATTGAAGAACAAAGATTTGAATTTGTCCTTTACATTAATGACCACATTATCTGTCAGAGATATTTCAACATTCGTGAATTTAACGAAGAATCAGTAAAATCAATTGAGCTTAAAGAGCTTATGGATAATATTGCTGGTATGAATAACGGCCAGTATGGTTCTTTAGGTATTATACCTAAATATTTACAAAAAAAATCAAAAGAGTATTTGTGGGATAACTACAATCCATACTTCGTTCAAAAAGAAGATGAAGAAGCTGGAAAATCTATTTTTGATAAAATTGATAACTTTCAATTTGAAATTAAAATTGATAAAGTTAGTGTTGCAAAAAGCCAATTTTGTGGCAACTATTTCCCACCAAAAGTACGTTACGCTGTGGATGTTAGGGAAATTATTCCGTCAATCATGTCTGAAATCAGATATTCATTGAGTCAAAAAAATTACACAATAATTGGTGCTTAATGCAACCATTATTATATTTATTATAACAACGTTTCTAAATTAAAAAAATGGCAAAAATAGACAAAAATAGTTTTGGGTACCTAGGGTACGATTATCAATTACGATTAATAGCACAAATTCTAACAGATAGAAATTTTGCCAACTCAATAATTGATATTGTAGACCCAAATTATTTTGAGGACCCTTATCTAAGAGTTGTTGCCGCTACAATAAAAGATGCTAAAGTTAAAGATGATATCATCCCAGATGTTGGAAGTCTAGAATTTAGATTATTAGAAGATGTAACTGATGACATACAAAGAAAGTATGCCATCAGTCAGCTTCGTAAAATACAAGAAGCTGACTTGAACGATACAGATAAAGTTCAAGATATAGCTATGAGATTTTGTAAGCAACAAGAATTACGAAAATCAGTTAACGAGATTACAAAGATTATCAATAAAGGAAACATCGATGATTATGAGCAATGTGAATCTATTCTTAGAAAAGCATTGGAACATGGTGATAATAAAGATGATGGTATGAATGTTTTTGATAATATCGAAGCTGTGTTAGATGAAGACTTCAGAAAACCTATTAGAACTGGAATAAAAGGGTTAGATGATGTAATGGATGGTGGACTATCCAAAACAGAGTTGGCTACAATATTAGCACCCTTTGGTGTTGGTAAGACAACTATGATGACAAAGATAGCCAACACAGCAATGAGTGATGGTTATAAAGTTTTACAAGTATTTTTCGAAGATAACCCCAAAGTTATTCAGAGAAAACATTTATCATGTTGGTCGGGATATGATTTGAATAGTTTATCTTTACATAAAGATGATTTGATTAAAATGTCGAAAGAAATGGAAGCTGGTAAAGGTCAATTAAGACTTAAAAAGTTTTCAAGTGATGGAACTACAATTCCAATTATTAGACAATATATAAGAAAGTTGATAGCTCAAGGTTGGAGACCAGATATATTAATATTAGATTATATTGACTGTGTTGAACCATCTAGGAAATTTGATGATGTAAATGCTGGTGAAGGTAGTGTGATGAGACAATTTGAAACTATGTTATCTGAATTAGATATTGCTGGTTGGACTGCAATTCAAGGAAATAGAAGTTCAATTAAAGCTGATGTTGTTGAGGCTGACCAAATGGGTGGTTCAATAAAGAAAGCACAAATTGCTCACTTTGTTGTATCAATTGCAAAAACACTTGACCAAAAAGAGGCTGGAACAGCAACAATGGCTATACTTAAATCTCGTTTTGGTAAATCTGGTCTTATCTTCGAAGATATAAAATTTGACAACGCTACAATTCAAATTGATATGGGTCAAAGTACTGGTGCAAGAACCCATAGTGAACATAAACAAGTCAAAGGTGTCAACGAACAACAAAGAGTAAATTCAGTGTTAGATGCGGCTAAACAAAGAAATGCTGTATTGAATGCATTGACAACGCCAAATATGGAAGAATAATAATTAAAAACAAAAGAAAATAAAAGTATGTATTTAAAAGACAAGACATTAAAAAAAAGGTATTCTATTTTCCCAATAATTCATAATGATTTATGGGAGATGTATAAAAAAGCTGAAGCACAAACATGGGTTGCTGAAGAACCAGATTTATCAAAAGATAGATTTGATGAATTAAAAGAAGAAGAAAAGATATATCTAAAAAATATCTTGGCTTTTTTCGCAATTTCTGATGGGTTAGTAATTGATAATTTGGCTACCAATTTTTTAAATGAAGTTGAGATTTTAGAAGCACAATATTTTTATGGTCACCAAGCATTTATTGAACAAGTTCACGCTAACGGATATTCTTTATTGATTGAAACATACATAAAGAATTTAACTGAAAGAGAAGAACTATTCAATTCAATGGAAACAAACCCAGCAGTTGCTAAAAAAGCAGCATGGGCTGAAAATTGGATTGGACATACTTCATTTGCTCATAGACTTGTTGCTTTTGCTTGTGTAGAAGGAATATCTTTTGCTAGTGTTTTCTCTGGTGTATTTTGGTATAGAAGTAGAAATAAAATGCCAGGATTAGGTGCTATGAATGAATTAATTTTACGTGATGAAACTTTCCATTATGAATTTGCTCTAAACTTGTATAAAAACTATTTAAGAGATGAATATAAGTTATCAAAAGATGAACTTAGACATATAATTTTAAGTTGTTACGAAGCTGAAAAAACATTTGTTGATGAAAGTATGCCAGATGGATTACAAGGACTTACAAAACAAGACATGGTTAAATATGTTCAATATGTAACTGATATTGTTTTGAATGATTTTGGTTGTCAAACTGAGTTCAAAGTAAGAAACCCATTAGAATATATGTCTAGAATTGGTTTATCATCTAAAAATAACTTTTTTGAAAAAAGAGAAGGTGAATATACTAGAGTTGAGATACCAACAACTATAGATGGAATGTTTAACGAAGATTTTTAAAATAAAATTACCATGAGAATATTAAAAAGAGATAAAACAACGCAAGCGTTTACACCGAATAAAATTTTAGCTAGAATCAAAACACAATCAAAAGGTTTGAAAGTTGATTCTGATATTTTATTCCAAGAGGTAATTCCTTTGATAAATGATAATATCACAACAACTGAGATTGATGAGATTATAGCTTTCAAAGCTGCCGATAAAATTATACAACATTCTGACTACTCTTTATTGGGTGGTCGAATTTTGTTATCTAGACAATCTAAATTAATTGGTAAAGAATTACAACCAGTTGATTTAACTTATGACTTTTTTGCTGCAACAACTTTTCTTTCAAAGTATTCATTGAAAGATGAAAAGAAAACACCAACTGAATTACCATCTTGTATGTATAAACGTGTTGCTGGTTATTTACATAATGACAATGAAGAAGACTATGTAGAATTAATGGATGAAATTACTACTAAAAAAGGAAACTTTGCCACACCAACTTACACAAATGCTGGTGTACCAGAAAGAAATGGTATGATTTCATGCAACTTAACACATTTGGAAGATGATTCATTTGAAGGTATCGAAAATACACTCACTAAGATAGCTTCTGCATCAAAAGAAGGTTCTGGTATCGGATTATTAATTGACCCTCTTAGAAGCAAAGATAGTATCGTTGAATCGTTTAAAGGTAATGCTGGTGGTGTTGTAAGATTAGCTGATATGGTTCAAGCTAAAATGAGATTTTATAAACAAGGTTCTCGTTCTGGAAGTTGTGCATTGTATTTATCAGTATGGCACAGAGATATCTTTGATTTCTTAGATTTAACATTACCTATTGGTGATGAGCAATTAAGAACTAGAGATTTATTCACTGCTGTAGTTATCAATGATTTATTCATGGAAAAATTACAAAATGATGAGGATTGGTATCTATTCTGTCCAAATGATATTAAAAAAGCTGGTTTAACACCACTTTATGAATTACATGGAGAAGCGTTTGAAGCTGAATATTATAAAGCTGTTGAATTAGGTTTGGGTAAAAAAGTTAATCCTAAAGATATCTTTGATTCACTTATCAAATCACAAGTTGAAAGTGGTAAACCTTATGTTATGTTCAAAGATAATGCAAACAAACGCAATATGCAAAGAAACATTGGTATTATCAAACAATCTAATTTATGTATTGAGATATTTCAAGCTTCAAGACCAAAATATACACCACAATGTACGTTAGCATCAATTAACTTAGCTGAACAAACTTCATTGGAATCAATTTCTAAAACAACTAGAATTTTGGTTAAAGCATTGAACAAAGTTATTGATAAAAACAAATGGTCTGATGATTGGAGTGAAGCTGCTGGTCAAGACCAAAGAGCGTTGGCTATTGGTGTTGCTGGTATGGCTGATTTCTTTGCTAAAAGAAAAATTTCTTATGAAAGTGAAGAAGCTAAACAATGGAACAAAGACATTACTGAAACAATGTATAAATCATTTGTTGTTGAGTCAATGAGATTAGCTATTGAAAAAGGTGAAAATTATCCATCATGGGAAGATAGTCCATATTCAAAAGGTGAAACGTATATTGAAGGTTGGTCACCGTTGCCAGAAGGTGTTCCAATTCCAATGCTTAACAGTTTAGGTTTAGGTTTTATGCCAACAGCATCTTCTGCAATCTTATTGAGTGTATTTGAATCATTTGAACCAGCTACATCAAATCTATTTACTAGACGTGTAGGACAAGGTGAATTTTTAGTAATTAACAAATATTTGGTAAACGAATTAATTGATGAAAAATTATGGGATTCAAATATGGTTGATAAAATTATCAAAAATAAAGGAAGTGTTCAAAATATAGTTGAAATACCAGAAGATATTAGATACAGATATAAAGATGTTTGGGAAATTTCTCAAAGAGTATTGTTGGATTTAGCTATTATCAGAAACAAATTTGTTGACCAATCACAATCTTTGAACTTGTATCATTCTGATGCTAAGTATGGTAAGATTGCAAGTGCTCTTATGTATGCGTGGAAAGGTGGTTTAAAAACTGGTGTTTATTACACTAGGACTAAATCAAAATTAGAGGCAAATTCAAAATTAGCTTCTAGTCAAATTACACAAAATGTTGAGAAACCAAAAGATAGTCAATTCGAGTGTTTTGGTTGTTCAGCTTAAAATAAATTAAAATTTAATAAAAGAGGGTCCTATATGGTCCCTTTTTTTATTTCCCATATTTACTTATAAAAATCTTTTAGTATTATATTTATCTAATAAAGAAATATTGAATAAAAATAAAGAGTATAAAGATTTTATATTCAAAACTAAAATAGAAAACAATGGCTAATGGTCGCTATATAAATATAAACTACCCCTTTAAAGATAGTAAAAAAGGTTTTTTCTTAGATTTAACAGAAAATGATAGTCAAGCTATAAAAGCTGACCTTTTACATTTAATCTTAACTAGAAGGGGTCAAAGATTATATAACCCAGATTTTGGTACAGATTTAATGCGTTTTATTTTTGAACCAAACGATGCATTGACTGAAGAGGGTATAAAAGATGAGATTAGAACTGTAGTTAAAAAATTTCTACCTAATTTAAAATTAAATGAAATAATAATTGCTGCATCACAAGAAAGTGAGTATGCAGCTGTTGTAACTATTAGTTACACAATAACCGATGATGTTTTTTCAACATCAGATATAGTAGTAGTAAAATTATAAAATATGGCAAATGTAAATTATACATCAAGAGATTTCGCAAACATAAGAACTGATTTAATTAATTATGTTAAACAATATTATCCAGATATTTTTGTTGACTATAATGATGCATCTGTAGGTCAGATGCTTATGGAGTTAAATGCGGCTGTTGGGGATATGTTATCACACAATACTGATAGAATGTTTGCTGAGACTCAAATTGATTATGCACAAGAAAGAAAATCAATACTTTCTATAGCTAGAACTTTTGGTTTAAAAATTCCAGGAAGAAGAGCAAGTGCAACCATTGTAGATTTGAGTGTGACTCTTCCAGTTTTCGGAGATACATTTGATATATCATATGCTCCAGTTGTTAGAGCTGGTTCACAAGTGTCTGGTGCTGGTAAAATATTTGAATTAACAAGTGATGTTGATTTTTCTAGTCCATTTACAGTTAGTGGTATTCCAAATCGTTTAATTATACCTAATTTTAGTGCCAACGGTACTTTGATTAATTATACTATCACAAAAAGGGAGATTGTAACAAATGGGTTTAGTAAAATTTTAAAAAGAGTTATAAATACTAGTGATTCTAGACCATTTTTAGAGGTTATATTACCAGATGATAATGTATTAAGTATTGAATCAATAATCACACTTCCAGGTACAAATTATGCAACAGCACCAACATTTAGTGATTTTTTAAATTTAAATAATAGATGGTTTGAAGTTGATGCATTGGCTGAAGATAAAGTTTTTATTGAAGATAATACACGTGTTAGTGATAATTCTGGTATAAGACCAGGAAAATGGATAAGTATTTCTAGAAGATTTATAAGAGAATACACTGATTTAGGGTTTACAAAAATAACTTTTGGTGCTGGAACACAAGACATTAATAGTCTTTGTGATTTTGACAGTAATCCAGCATTGGTTAAACAAATTGGTAATTTTATAAATAACTTATCATTAGGTATCGTACCAACTCCTAATACAACTATGTATATAAAGTATAGAGTAGGTGGTGGTGCTGATTCAAATTTAGGTCCAAATATTCTAAAGGGTGTAGGTATTATAGATATGAGTGTTAATGGTTCAGATGCAACAATTAATCAAAATGTTAAGAAATCTTTAAAAGTTAATAATTTATTTCCAGCTATAGGTGGTAAAAACATACCTAGTATTGAAGAAATTAGAAATATGGTTAGATATAACTTTGCATCACAAAATAGAGCTGTAACATTAAAAGATTATCAAACAAAAGTTGCTCAGATTCCTGGTAAATTTGGTGCACCATTTAGAAATGGTGTTTTTGAAGAACAAAACAAAATAAAATTTTATGTTTTAAGTTTAGATGCCAATGGTAAATTGACCAATCAATCAACAACAACTTTAAAAGAAAATATGGCTAATTATTTGTCTGATTATAGAATGTTAAATGATTATGTTCAAATTGCCGATGGTAGGATAATTAACCTATCATTAGAAATAGATTTATTTATTGATAAAAAAGTTTCACAAGGACAAGTAATAACCGAAGTTATCAACGAAGTTAAAAAATACTTTGATGTAAATAAATTTGATATGGGTGAAAATATTTATAT